AAAAACCCGAACAACTATCAAGTATCACCTTGATAAAAGACAAAGTTATGGAACCCTATTTCATAGGAAAGGACCATTACTGCTACACCATTTATGAAAATGTAGAGTCATCTGAATCTCCTGGAAAAACGTATTTAAAACAGTGGGGACACTTCACTAATTTAAGTTCATGTTTAAAAGGAATTACAAAGATGAAAATCAACAAAGAAAAAGAATATAATTCCCTTAAAGAGTATATCTCGGCTTGGGATGAAATACAAGAAAAATTTAACAAAACAATAAACAGTGAATTATGAGTAAATTAGTTGCAACATTTAATGCAGTTATAGTAAAACCTCGAGAAGAGGAAGAATCAATGTACGGGTCAATTGTAGTACCCGATTTAGGAAAGGAAAAAGTATTAGTTGGAACCATCGTAGCAATTGGTGAAGGTTATTACTCAGTTACAGGAAATTTTATTCCTACAATGTTAAAAGTAGGACAAAAAGTAATTCTTCCATTAGCTGGACCTTCTAAAATTGAATTTGAAGGTGAAGAATATTACACAATCCCAGAAAATCAAGTATTAGCAATTATTGAAGATTAAAATTATGAGTAAAATTATTGAATTCGGACCTGAAGCAAGAAAAAAATTAGTCAATGGTATTGACAAACTTGCAAACGCAGTTACATCTACATTAGGCCCTAACGGCCGTAACGTAGTAATTTCTAAACCTGGAGAATACCCAGCGTCTACAAAAGATGGTGTTACAGTAGCTAAAAATATTTCACTTGAAGACCCAATTGAAGAATTAGGTGTTCAAATGGTAAAACAAGCAGCTATTAAAACAGCAGATAATGCAGGTGATGGTACAACCACTTCTACACTATTGGCTCAAGAAATGGTTAAAGCTGGTTTAACCCATTTAAATAATGGAGTAAACGCAGTATCTATCAAACGTGATATAGACACTGCAGTTAAAGATGTAGTTAATTATCTACGTAAAAATATATCAACAGATATTAGTTCTGAAGACCAACTAGAACAAGTAGCTACTATCTCAGCAAATAATGATTCTGAAGTAGGAACATTGATTGCTACAGCAATGCAAAAAGTAGGGCGTGAAGGTGTAGTTCACATCGAAGAATCTAAATCAGGTGAAACATATCTTGAAACAGTAGAAGGTATGCAGTTTGATAGAGGATATAAGTCTCATTACTTTGTTACAGACAATAACTCAATGAGTTGTGTTTTAGAAAATCCACTAATACTTATTGCTGATAAGCGATTTACTCAAGTTAAAGAGCTTCTATCAATTTTAGAAGGTGTATCTGCTCAAAACAGACCATTATTCATTATTGCAGAAGATCTTGAAGGTGAAGCACTAGCAACTTTGATTGTTAATAAAATGCGTGGAATCATCAAAGTATGTGCTGTTAAAGCCCCAGACTTTGGAGATCGTAGAAAATTAATTTTAGAAGACATCGCCATTCTAACTGGTGGACAAGTATTTAGTACTGAAAAAGGTATGAAGCTTGATAAGTTTAGTTGGGATTGGTTTGGTGAAGCCAGAGTAATAACAGTAACAAAAGATGAAACAACAATCGTTGATGGACGAGGAGAATCTCCCCGAATTGAAGCACGTATTGAAGAGCTACAGCAACAAATCGAAAAAGCAAAAACCCCTTTCGAACAAGAAAAACTACAAGAAAGACTTGCAAAGTTCGTCGGAGGAGTAGCTATTATTCATGTAGGTGGAAACACTGAAACTGAGGTTAAAGAAAAGAAAGACCGAGTTGATGATGCACTTCAAGCAACTAAGGCAGCAATCGAAGAAGGTATTGTACCTGGTGGTGGAGCAGCATTAATATATGCTCGTGAAGCAATTTCAAACCATGAAACAGTAGGAGGTAAAATTGTTTATAAAGCATGTTCTTCTCCATTTATTAAAATTCTTACTAATGCTGGATATGAAGAAATGGAAGCATATGGTTTAATTAATGAATTAAAAAAGAGTCATAATTGGGTAGGGTATAATCTTAAAACCGAAGCATTTGTAGATATGAAAGAAGCAGGTATTATTGACCCAACTAAGGTAACTCGTACCGCAATTGAAAATGCAGCATCAGTAGCTGGAACAATTTTATTAACCGAATGTACTGTAGTAGACAAACCTGAAGAAAATTCTTCAACCAATACTACCATGGATATGGGAGGAATGTTCTAATGCAGGATGCCGTAAGCTTAATAGGTAAAACAATTGAAATAGACCTAGACAAGTATACTATTACTAACCTACACTATATCCCTGGAACGGATTCAGTGTGGGTTAGTTTAAGTAATGAAGATTATAACATGAATATAGGCTTAGATAGATTAATATCACTATTAAAAGAACAGTATGTCAGAACTAGAAACTAAAGAAGAGTTAGTATTGATTGCTAATAGAAAAGCACCTGGAGACCAATGGGTATTATTAATAGATCCTAATCATGTGTATCCTTCATTAACAGAAGCATTAGAAGGTTATTATCAAGAAACTCAAACAACAGATGATTTTAGGTTAGCTCCTTCGGAAGGTAAATTGTATACTATTTTTAGTAAAACAGTTGAAAAGGCTCCTCCACCACCCCCACCTCCACCAAAGAAATTTAACATGTATGGAGATTATTAATATTTCTTAAATAAAATTTGGCCTTCGGGCCATTTTTTATTATCTTTATATCATATGAAAGAAAATAGTTTATTTGTAGAAAAATATAGATCTAAAACATTAGAAGACTATATTGGTAATGAGCAACTAAAATCTATTGTTGCTCAATATATTGAAAAAAACGATTTACAAAACTTATTGTTATATGGTACACCTGGAACAGGTAAAACAACATTAGCTAAATTAATTGTAAATAACTTTGATTGTGACTTTCTTTACATTAATGCTTCAGATGAAAGAGGTATTGACACTATTAGAGATAAAGTTCAAGGTTTTGCTTCAAGCGCTTCATTTAAACCAATTAAGATTATTATTTTAGATGAAGCTGATTTTTTGACCATACAGGCACAAGCATCACTTAGGAATATTATTGAAACATATTCTCTTACTACTCGATTTATTTTAACATGTAATTATCTTGAACGCATTATTGATCCCCTTCAATCACGATGTCAAGTATTAAAAATTACACCTCCATCTAAAAAAGAAGTAGCCAAACATATTGCTTCTATTTTAGATAAAGAGGATATTCATTACACATTAGAAGATCTAGTTTTAGTAGTTAACAAACACTACCCAGATGTTAGAAAAATACTTAACACTTGTCAAGTAAATACTATCGATAGTGAAGCAAATAGTTTTCTTAAAATAGATAAAACAGTACTAACAGGCGGTTATAAAGATGAGTTATTAAAAGAACTTAAGTCACCATCTAAATCTAGTTTTAAAAACATTAGACAAATACTTGCTGATAGTAATTTGGATGATTTTGAAGATGTTTATAGATTTCTATATGATAATTTGGACGAATATGGTAATAATGATTTAGCTAAAGCATTAATTGTTATTGAAATAGAAAATTATATGTACCATGCTAACTTCAGAATTGATAAAGAAATCAATGTAATGGCTTTATTAGCCTCAGTTTTAAAAATAATTAATCAATAAATAAATAAAGTTATGAGCAAACAACCTCAACCTCTAAACACAAATGTTGATATTAAATCAACACAACCTATCACCTCACCTGAAGGGAATCACATATTTGCTGAAGGAGTAATCCTACGTAAAGTTTCTAAATTCATTGCAGGTACTTCTGAAGATGCTATTATGCCTATTCCTGTGTTTTATGATGTTAAAACTGGAAAAGTATTAGTAGAAATGTTACCTAAAGAACTTAGAGAAGAATATGCAGATATTTGATTGGTTAAAAGAACTAACAGTTAACAAATCAAAATGGGAATCATTTACTGAGGAAGAACAAGCAACATTTAACCCTTATATGGTGCATCGCTTCCTCAGTATGAATCCTGAGTATATAGAGTTTGTAAATTTAGTGCAAACTTTTCCATATTCCGATAAAAAGAAAATATATGATATATATTTATATATGATACCTAAAAAGAATATGTTCCTTAAATACATCAAATCCTCTAAAAAGAAAAAGCAAGAACCATTGCTTAAACACATTGCTAACTATTATGAATGCTCATTAGGTGAAGCAGAAGAATATATTGATATACTAAGAGAATCAGGAGTAAAAAGTATCCTAACTAAATTAGGTGTTGAAGAAAAAGAACAAAAAAAGTTATTAAAAAATGGATAGTATAGTTACGTCAATAATTAAACAATTCGAAGAACGAAGTGTTAAAGGTAAAGAAAAATATGGTACTGATCTAGATAGAACTGATCTGTCTCTAGTAGATTGGATCGAACATGCTAAACAAGAACATATGGATGCAATATTGTATCTAGAAAAAATCAAATGGTATATCCTCCAAGAAGAACAACAATAAATTTTGGCTAAAAAGATTCCACAAATAATTAAGGAGATAAGACAATTTACTCCTTTAGAAATAGACTACTCTTATCAAAAGTCTATTTCCTATTCACAGTTTTCTATTTGGAAACAATGTCCTCATAGGTGGGAATTGATGTATAAGGATGGACATTCTGCTTATACTCCTACAATTCATACTGTATTTGGAACAGCTATCCACGAAACACTACAACATTATCTAACAGTAATGTATGAAGAAAGTGGAGCAGCAGCAGACCGAATCAACATAGAAGAATATTTTGAAAATAAATTCAGAGAAGTTTACCTTTCAGAATATAAAGCTAATAAATCTACTCACTTTAGCTCAGCAGCTGAAATGGGAGAATTTTTTGAAGATGGAACTGCTATTATAAATTACATAAAGAAAAAACGAGGACAGTATTTCAGTATTAAAAACTACCATTTAGTAGGATGTGAACTCCCATTAACTATCACGCCAGATGAACGATATAAAAACGTTATATTAAAAGGATACATTGATTTAATATTGTATAATGAAAACGAAAACAGGTTACAGATATACGATATTAAAACATCTACTAGAGGATGGAATGATGCTGCTAAAAAAGATGAAGATAAACAGTTCCAAGTTTTGTTTTATAAGCATTATTATGGAAAACAATTCAACATTCCTGAAGACAATATTGATGTAGAATTTTTTATAGTTAAAAGAAAAATTTGGGAGGAAAGTGAGTTCCCACAAAGTCGTGTTCAAGAATTTTCCCCAGCAAGTGGAAAAATCAAAATTAAAAAAGCAGTAACTGCTTTAACTCAATTTATAGAAGAATGTTTTGAACCTACAGGTGGTTACAAACATGTTACTCATAAAACCAACCCAGGAAAAAGTTGTCAATATTGTCCTTTTAATGATAATAAAGAATTATGTTCAAAATAGCATTTTTTTAGATCTGTATATATTTATATAAGACATAAAAATAAAAGCTATGAGTAAAAAAGATATGACACTTACAAGTGTTAAAGTTCAAAGTGATCTATTTGAAGAATTTAAAATAGAATGCGTTAAAAGAAAATTTAGTTTACAAAAACTAACCGACAGAGCAGTTCATCTATATCTTACAGATGATGAATTTAGAAAAAAAATCCACAATCACAGTAATTTAAATTTGGAAAGTTAAAAATAAGTTATTATATTAAAATAAAAATCGTTATATGAATTCAAGTTTTGCATACTTACCTCAAAATGAGAGGAAAAAAATCTTATTAATTTGTGATGATATTAGAGTACATTCTGGGGTAGCAACTATTGCTCGTGAAATGGTTCTTAATACTGCTCAACATTTTAATTGGGTAAACATAGGTGGAGCAATTAACCACCCAGACCAAGGTAAACGTTTAGATTTATCTCAAGATACTAACCAAAATACAGGATTGATAGACACATCTGTTGTGTTATATCCTACAAACGGGTATGGAGATACAAATCTAATTCGTTCACTTATTAAAATAGAACAACCAGATGCTATATTTTTGATTACAGATCCAAGATATTTCGTATGGTTATTTAACATTGAAAATGAAATCCGTAGAAAAATTCCAATTATTTATTTGAATATTTGGGATGATTATCCTGCTCCTCATTACAATAAAGCGTTTTACGAATCATGTGATGCATTATTAGCTATTTCAAAACAAACCAAAAACATTAATGAATTAGTTTTAAAAGATAAAGCTAAAAACAAAATTCTTAAATATGTTCCTCATGGTTTGAATCATGATATTTTCAAACCACTTGATAAAAATGACCCTCAATTAAAGGAATTTAAAAAGAATCTATTTAAAGGTAAGGAATTTGATTTTGTTTTATTCTTTAACTCTCGAAATATCAGACGTAAACAGATTCCTGATACAATGTTAGCATATAGATATTTTATTGATCAATTACCTATTGAACAAGCTAAGAAATGTGCTTTTGTATTACATACTCAAGTAATGGATGAAAATGGTACTAATCTAGAAGCAGTTAGAGAATTATTCTTAACTGGAGACCAGTATAATATTTTCTTCTCAACTCAACCTTTGGATCCAAATGGTATGAATTTACTGTATAACAGTACTGATGCTCAAATTTTATTAACATCTAATGAAGGATGGGGATTAAGTTTAACTGAAGCAATATTAGTTGGTAATCCAATTATTGCTAATGTTACAGGTGGAATGCAAGATCAAATGCGCTTTAGTGTAAATAATAAATGGATTGACTTTAGTGCTGATTTCCCATCAAACCATAATGGTACTATCAAAGAACATGGAGAATGGGCATTCCCAGTCTACCCAAATAACAGATCAATTCAAGGATCTATCCCAACACCTTACATTTGGGATGACAGATGTACTTCTGAAGATGCAGCTGAACAAATTAGAAAAGTTTATGATCTAGGTAAAGAAGAAAGACAAGCACGTGGATTAAAAGGACGTGAATGGGCTTTATCAGATGAAGCTGGATTTACAGGAGAAAAAATGGGAGTAAATGTTATTGAAACCTTAGATAATCTGTTTAAAACTTGGAAACCAAGAGAAAAATATGAATTTATAAACGCTACAGAAGTAGATGTTAAATTAGTTGCTAACCACAAATTGTTATATTAATTATGAGTAAACCCTTATTTATGATTTCATGTCCTATCGATTGTTACGCAGGATATGGAGCACGCAGTAGAGATTTAGTTAAAGCTATAATTGCTTTAGACAAATATGATGTTAAAATTCTTCCTCAACGTTGGGGAGAAACACCTTGGGGATTTATTGATGATAATAAAGAAGAATGGGGATTTTTAAATAATCACCTGTTTACTGAGCAACAATTTCCAAAACAACCTGAAATTTGGATGCAGATTACTGTACCAAATGAATTTCAACCAATTGGGAAATACAATATTGGAATAACAGCAGGTATTGAAACTACAGTTTCACCTGGAGATTGGATTGAAGGAATTAACAGAATGGATTTAACTTTAGTTTCATCTAACCATTCAAAAGAAACCTTCTTAAGAACCGTATTACAAAAAGTAGATCAACGTACTAATCAAGTAATTGGAGAAATTAAAGTCCAAAAACCAATTGAAGTTTTATTTGAAGGAGCAAACACAGACCTCTACAAATACCTTGATATTACAAAAATTGATACATTCCCAGAAATAAATGATATTAAAGAAAAATTTGCATTTTTATTTGTTGGACACTGGATTAATGGTGATTTAGGGGAGGATAGAAAAAATGTTGGTTTACTAATAAAAGCATTTTATGAAATCTTTAAAAATAAAAAGAATAAACCTGCTCTTATCTTAAAAACATGTCAAGTAGGTTCATCTTATATGGATAGAGATGAAATTTTGAGAAAAATTAATGCTATTAAACAAACCGTTAGTTCTAAAGATTTACCAAACATTTATGTATTACATGGTGAATTTACAGATACTGAAATGAATGAAATTTATAATCATTCTAAAGTAAAGGCAATGGTTAATCTAACTAAAGGTGAAGGATTTGGAAGACCATTACTTGAATTTAGTTTAGTTAAAAAACCTATTATCACAACAGGATGGAGTGGACATACAGATTTTCTTAACCCTGAATTTACTACTCTTCTCCCAGGGCAGTTGACTCCAGTTCACCCAAGTGCTGCTAATCATATGTTATTAAGAGAAGCTCAATGGTTTTCAGTAGATCAAGTGCAAATGGCTTCTCGTATCAAAGATATATTTGAAAATTATGATAATTATGTTGATGGAGCTAAACGTCAAACTTATAAAAATAAAAATGAGTTTAGTTGGGAAAAAATGAAAGAAAAAATTGATAGTATTTTTACTGAAAATATTCCTGAGTTCCCAAAAGAAGTCCAATTACAACTTCCTAAACTAAAAAAATTAGAAAAACAAAATGGATAAAATTATAAACTGCCCTAAATCAGGAGGCGATCTATGTTATGTAATAGAAGTGTCTCCTGAAATTACAAATCT